AGCCTCTAGCTTGCTGTCGTCGTCAGACAGAGCAGCAGGTGAAGAGAACTCAGACTTGTCGTAGTTACGATAGCCCTCGACGTTGCGAATCTTCAACTTGAAGTCAGCGCCTTCCCATAGATCAAATGGATTGACAGGCTTCTCGTCTTGGAATGCAGGCTGCATCACGTCCATGATCTTGTCAAAGATCTTCTTGCCGAACTTGAACAAGAAGACTTTACCTTCGTTGTCAGGGTTTGCAGAGTCACTGACAACATAGACGTTAGCGACATAGTGCAATCGACGTTTCTGCTTACGTGCAGTCTCTTTGTCGTCTTCAGAACCAGAGTTCCACAGCTTGGAGTTCAGCTCACCGACAGGATCGGTTTGGCCGATAGAGGTGAGAGAGTTCTCGATGTACCAGAGACCGGTAGGGCCCTTGAAGCCGTGATCCCAGTAACGAACCCAAGGCAGATCCTCACCTTCAGGTGCGGGCAAAAAACGAAGTACGGCATAACCGTTACCTGCCTTGTCGACAGTCGGTTTCCAGATTCGTTCGTCTGCGTAGGATTTCTGTTCAGTTGGTGCACCGCCAACCTTTTCGGCGGCCTGAACAAGTTTAGAGATTTGATCGCGATTGCGCTTTAGATTTTCGAATGACATTTGTATTTCCTTTGTATAAACTGAAATATTGCTGAAGTGTATTATACCACATCTTTTCGATGCCGTACATATTATATATCATCAAACGGCAACGAGTTTAGCTTTGGCAAGTAATTAAGTTGACGTGCCTCAGCTTCTAGCTTATCTTTGATGGAAGGTGAGACATACTTCTTGACCTCTTCGAGCTCGATGTTGTTACGCTCACACACCTCAATGATAGCATCCATGTAAGAGATCTTGTCTTTTAACACAGTCTCTTCGATTAACATTGAAAACTTTTGTTTGTTTAAAAACTTATCTTCTATACTCATTCTATTACTTCTTCCCATGTCGAATCGCCTAACAGACGAACTGTCATATGATATTTGATATAGTCTGGCCAAGCGTTATTCCATTTTGGATCATTCAAAGATAAGACGTACTCTTCTTTAAACTCATCGTAATAAACGAAATAAGTTTTTCCGTGAACAGGTTTGAACCCATACATGCACTTTCGCATGATGTCTGAGACTGCCATGCGATTCATCAGAGAGTCAGCTTGTTTCTTCAGAACAGCAACTTGCTCCATGATTCTATCATATTGCTCCTTTGCGTGGAGCTTACCGGCATTATGGATTACATCTTTCTCATGCTTAACGTCGATAGGTGCAAACGCAGGTGCACCTACTTCCATTGGATATGCAAGAGCATATCTCTTATCTGCATCTTCTTTACTTACATCCATTACTTACTCAACACTTTCAATAATACGGTATCTGTATTCAACCTACCGTTTGCAGCAGCAGTCTTTGTCGTGAGTTTCTTCCACTCGATATCGATCTGCTTTGGCATCTTGTTGAGAACAATCTTTAAAAACTCATCAGGCTTTCTGAGCCGGACAGATCTACTCAGAGCAGTGTCAAAGTTCTTGATAGAGGTCCCAGAGATCTCAAAGCCATTGACGTCTTCAGTCACCAACTCAGTTAACGTACGAGTCTTGGTGTTGAACGTGTAAAGCCTAAACGCACCTACGACTTTTGCTGGATTCACTGATACAACCTTAAACTCGATGTCCTCTTTCTTATACTGAACTCGTGCGATCTGCTTGTCGATCGCCTTAGGCTTCTTCACACGAGGTTGACGTGTCGCCTTGCCTGCAGCCTTTAGACGACCTAGATCCTCTACCATCTTCTTGTATGTGTCAAGACGATACTTGATCTGCTTCTTCGTGAGATGGCTGTAACCCTCTACAAGTTGCTTATCTTCTTTGTCGTACACCGCTTGATACTCGTCAAGCTTTGGCTGAACGAAAGCCAAGACGATGTTAGTGGCAGAGGTTGGAAGCACATGAGCCTTATAGATACCGTACATGTCAAAGTCTGGTTCCTCACCAGCTTTCCACTTGTCTTCTAGATCGTAGATGTCCTCTATGATTGTCAAGTCAATCTTGTGTTGAAGGCGTTCACGTGGATTCAACTGAATCACGTTGCTAGGTTTCTTGGCTTCCTTTGCCTTCTCCTCAGCGATCTCTTTGCCAGACTCAAGCAACTCGTCAATATAAGCATCTAAGCCTTTCTCATAGGCCTCGATAACCCAGTCTCTTTCAAGATCGAGTGTGATCCAATAGGCAGTAGCCGAGAAATGCGTGTACATAGTAAACATGTACTCTGGATTCTGAAGAATCAGAGACACATCTTTCTTAGAACGCTTTGACTTGATATAAGTCTTGAGGACTTCACTACATGCCTTCTTCTCTACGTCCATCTGGAAGTAGTACTTCATCGAAGCGAAGGAGTCAGTTGGTGCTGCCCTCAGTCCTGTCTTAGGACGAATTGGTGGTTTACGTGCCTTGGCCATTCACATCTCCATAGATTTCACCATTATACCATGATTTATGTATAATGTAAACCTATGCGTCTTTCCTCTTGTAAAAGATATGAGTACCGATCTTTGCCACACGTTGGAAGTGTTTTCTCCACCATGGTCTGACATAGCTAGCATGATAGTACGTAGCACCGTCGGTGACATCAAAGCCTAAGTGATACAGCAAGTATGAATCTAGTGCAACTTGTAAAGCTTTGACCCACGACTCTCTGTCTGCCGGCCGGTCAGGATTGACATCTGGTCTACCATCACAATACCATGAGAACTGGCACTTATCTCGTATGAGTCGACCGTCACGATACCTTGCCTGCTTGATGACTTTACAAGCAGTATTAGGATAGCGCTTGGATTCCATGCGGTTAAGTACCACATGAGTGACAGCAACCTGACCTCTCTCACTCTGGTTACGTGCCTCATGATATATGTTCTGAGCCAAACAAATCACTTCCTCCTTTGGCAGAGGCGGTAAGTTAAGACCACTCTGTGCCATAGCAAGTGCAATGATCGTTGATGTCAACATACTTAGTTCCTTCTCATTGTGGCATAGTCACGTGCGTCTTGGTCTTTACCAACTGGTACAAGATTGGACTTGTGCATCGTAGCTATACCGACAAAATAGTCGCCAGTGTATTTTGTAGTCTTCGCTTTTGCCGTGTCACCTGAGAACGTATTACGGCTTGGATGTTGTGTTGTTTCACGGATATACGAACCACTTGATGGAACGTACACCTCTGGCGGTGATTTCTTTTTCTGAGACTTACCCGCACCGTGCTTCATTAGCCATTGCTGGTACTCTGCCTCAGCCTCCCTCCAACCAGGCTTCTTGGCCTGCTTTTTCTTCTTAGTAGATCTATTTATAGAATCACGACCTAACGCAAGATAACCAGACATGATCAGTTCCAATCGTTGTCAAATCGAGTAGTATGAAAAGCTACGTCACCAGCAAAGTCACGAGCGTAACGTGACTCGTCACCCCAGTATTGAAGGTCATCACCTAGCTCCTGTTGGTCACGCTTCGAAGGACGGCCACGACGCTTTGGCGTGGTTACCTTGACTTTAGTTTCAGTACTTTTCTTCTTCATCTAACACCTCATCAATCAAGTTATAAGCAAAATCCAAGTCAATGTCGTATTGAAGCGATATGACTTCAGCGATCTCCGACTCATCCATACCGTCTGCATACATCTCACAGACATTCATATGCACGCTCGACATCTTAGACATAGTATCTCCAGTCATCAGGCCCAACCACGGGCTTTTTCAAAATCATAACCTCACGTGCCTCATGGCCTTCGCAAGACGCCTTGGTCTTAGCCATAATCTCGGCACTCAACTCATCAGGCGCGCAGGCCTCGATCTTATACCAATTATCATCCTCAAACTTTACAGCAAGAGTGTACCAAGTTTCCTTCCCAGCCATTATACAGTCTCCTTTGCTTCCATCATTTCAGCCAAGATAAACTTGGCAATGTTCATCTGCTTGCGTGCTGTGTCAGCATCGCGAGGACTTACCGGCTTCAGCCAACCGTCAGGGCTTTGGAAAGCCAAGATCTCTTGAGCATCCGACAGAATGCTCGACACGACCATCTCAAGGCCTGCATGCTTAGCAGTGATAGATTTCATGTACTGCTCACGGATATCTTGCTCTGACATACCGTAGGCCTTGGTTTCAAATTCTGTCATGATAAACTCCTGTTTTGTTTGACGTTAGGTGTATATTAACACAACTGACAGGAATGAACATATGTCAAAAGTATACATTTTGCGGTTTTTACGCAAAAATAGAAGAAAGTACTACTTTTCCCAGGAAGTATTACTTCCCAGGTATTAGTACTAAAGTATTACTTTTTAGCTCTGGTAGATCTTAAGGAGGTATGACTCAAAGGCCTCGACCTTGTCGATCCGGTTAGGCCAATAGATGTACTCTTTCTCGGGGTTCTTCTTGAGGTTGTTGAGCAACGGCGTCATAGCGTTGTACAACTTGTCGATCTTGGCCTGAACCTCGGCCGAAGTCGTGGATGCAGTCTCAGCTGTGGCTGCTAGTTTTTGAACTGCTTCAAGTTCGTTTTCGTCTACGGCTGTAAAGCCAAAGTCAAAGATGTCGTCCATGTTTTATTCCTTAGGATACTTAGCCTTGATAGCTAAGCAGTCGGCAATGTATTTATCGATCTGAGTTTGATCGCCTTTTACAACACCGTCTAGATAATCATAGAGCGAAGGATATTCTCTTGATCGATTTAGTTCATATTCTGGAATACCTTCAAACGGATCTGGAGGTTCAGGTTCAGGTTCAGGTTCTGGAATATTTTCAAATATCCATTCATTATTCCATTTAGCGCGCATGCCATTAGGAATAGTTGGTATATCAGCGTCAATTGACTTAGCAGGCATCAAATAAACACCTGGCTCTTTAGGAGATTCATCTGCTGTGGTTGTTCCTATAAAATAACCATTAGCATCAAGTTGTACTACTGTTTTCATGCCATTTCTAATATTTAATACAAGCTAAAAAAGCTATATTTCTTGGACGAGCCTCAGAACCGTCGTATTGCGCTTTTAATGTATCGCTTTCAGTAGGATATACATACGTGCTACCTCTACCGTAACGGTACAAAGAAAACACAGCGTTGTTGGTACCACTAATATTCAATGCCGCTTGTGCTGCGCCATAACCAGAACCCACGGTGAAACCTCCATTACCAATATAATGCCCGTGTTGTTGATTTGCTGCTGCTTGAGAACTGCCTAATCCTCTTCCAGTATCCACTCCTGCACCATCGTCTAAACTACGAATAAATTCACCACGTAAGTCTGGAAGTACAAATGTAGTTGAGCCATCTCCTGCGCCATAGGTAGTTCCTATAGCAGTAAAAAGTTTATCATAGGTTGTTCTAGAGATAGTTGCGCCATTGGCTTTTATCCATCCATCAGGAGCTGAAGCCAAACTAAAATATGCTATTGTTCCTGTAGGAGCACCAAGTTCGTTTACAACTTCACCTGTTTCATCGTCATAATATATTGTCGAAACATCAGGATCGAGATAACTCGGCTTTGCCATTTACTTCTTCTTACCAAAGATTCTATCCCAGCCTTCGTTGTACTTCTGCTGGTCTGTTGGTCGTTGTTTTGATCCCTTACCACCGTCACTCATCGTCCCTGTCCTCTATATGACTTGAAGCCTCGCTTTTGTCCTTTGTTCATCGAAGAGCGCTTAGCCTTACCGCCTTGGCTCGTTCTCTTATGGACTTTAACGATGCTCTCTTTTTCTGGTTGTTTTACTTTAGCCATCTATTATCCTTGTACCCAATCCTCTGCACGATCTTTAGCCTCTTGTAGAGAATTGTATTGAACCATCTCAGTCCGACCTTGCTGACTGCTCATTTGAACTAAATAATGAGTCTCAAAACTCATCACTGTTGCAACCTTAAGCTTGTCATCTGACCAGTGTTCCGATATTGTCTTTACAGTCGGTTCGTGCCCAGAATTACTCATATCATACCATCCTATCTATATATCTACCTTTGTTAAGGTCATGAACACGGATACGATCAAGATGTTCTATACGTATCCTCTCAGCCTTTTCCCTCTCTGAATCTTGTAGTTTTTTCCTACGAATCAGTTCGGTCTCGTTATAGTGATACCGATTGATATATGGATTATGTTCAATACGTGACATAGATCTATTTATAATGGCCTGCCCAGAGCGATTCGAACGCCCGACCGACGGCTTAGAAGGCCGTTGCTCTATCCTGCTGAGCTATGGGCAGATGTTCTTAACCAAAGTGATGTATCACAATCCTCGTAAGTCCAACTGAATCTATACCAACCAGTAGCATGTAGTTTGCGAGCATTCCAAAGCTCCGACGAGTATAAGCAGCCCAAGCATACAAAGCGCAACCAGTGATCCATACAGGATACATATAAAGAAGCGGAGGATTAGGCGCAGTAACTGCCATAGCAACTGAACACCCAATACTAATAGCCCAAGCGATAAGCTCAACACCAAAACGGAATGGATTACTTGCCCAGTCAGTCCTAATCCATTGAAAAACTCCATAGACTATATTATACATCGTTTTCGACTGCTTGTAAAACAGGACTTTCCATCCGATAACCAGTAAACTCGTTATCAGCACCAAGCATCTGATACATCTCGTAAGCAGCCTCACGAGTGTCAAAGCTTAACTCAAGCATCGTACCATCATTACGATACGCTGTAACTTTCCACATGTTAGTTCCACTCACTGTTCTTCACCTTAATGTTATTTTCTTTCAGATAACCAGCCATGTTGTTCTTTGCGATTGCATAAGCGACTTGTAGTGCTACCAGAGGTAGCAACAACCACGCTGTGATCTCAAGAAGTGCTTGTACCAGATACTTCATTATGTGATCTTCTTTTCGTTAACTAGTTCTTCGAAGCAATTGAATAAAATATCAAACTTAAAATCATACAGTTGCTTCATTCCAAGCAAGATATTAGCAATCTTGTCTTTATCCATTTCAGTATCACACATCGCTCTATAGAGTACATCAATATCGTCAGTGATGTTCCAGCATTTCAAGATGTGCTGCTCTAAATCAAATCTATTGTAATTCATCATTCAACTCCAAATACATCATCAGCCCAAATAATCTTAGGATTGTCTTTTTCGTACATCTCAACCAACTGAGCAAGAGTCCAAACATCATCTGTTTCAACGGTATCCAACCACTCGCTGAAATGATTGTAACAATCACGATGCATGATAGGCAAGCTCATCTCTTCACCATAGATGCCCAGACCCTCACCGCGAATATCAATACGACCACCTGCCCATTGCTGAGTTACTTCCTCTACCTCATAGATGTCACCCTTCTTACGTCTGGTGAACTTAGAATCTTCTTTCTGAACCACAGTCTTTTTCACAGTAAGGTTTCGTTCACGATACCAATCCGTGTTGACCGGACCCATCCAGTTTGTGCTGTAGGTTATCAAATTTCAGGCTCCATTGATACACCAATAGCTATTAGTACATCAGCTAACATACACACTGCTTCTTCAATTTCATAATCATCAAGAAAGTCTTTAAGAGAGCATCCAGCTTGTACTTGCAATGCTGCATTTACAATCTTTTCTTCTCTTGTCATTCTTCACTCTCCCATTGACGACAGAAGAAATAATCGCCCATCTTTTCTATTTCAGCTCGAGGATAACCCTCAGACACGAGCCAATCTTCGAAGTCAACTACATCTTCGGGAATAGGCTTGGGGAATCCATATTTCCATCCACTCGGTGGATCAATCCATTTAGTCATCATATTACCTACCTACACGATCAACAAGAGTTGCAACAAAGGCAATAATCATTGCAGCGATTAGCTGACCAAGATTATTAGTGAACAAAGACATCATCGCAAAGACGATAGAGATTAGATACAATAAAATCATGCTACCGCCTCTTCATGGTGGATCGTTGTACTGTGCCAATTGTTACGCTCGATTTTTCGCTTGCTCGACTGTACAACCCTACGAAGAGCTCGAACCTCTCTGATGTCAGGAGCATTGATACCACCGTAAGCTTTCAGAGCCAACACAGCAGCATCTCGCATGACGTAGGTACTGACTGCTTCTTCAGGTACCATCATATCCACAAAGATTTTCCATGGTGATTGGTATTTGACTTTCATGTTCGTTCCTTTTGTTTAACCGTTAGATAGACTATACCACGACTCTCGTCAAAAGTAAATATATCAAAAGTATTCATTTTGCAAATAAAATGAAAAAATGAATAAAAGTATTACTTTTTCAGACTGGGTCTAGGCCTGCCATCTGACCGATCACATATTTGGCCTCCCAGACGCTACCACAGGCCTCCTGGTTGACCTTTATGGATCTGGTATGGTTGACCTTAACCTCGATCTTGGCGGTCCTCAGAACCGTACTGGTGGGAGTCTTTTCTTTGACTGCTGGCTCGCCGGTACAGAAGAACAGTGTTTCACGTAGTTCATCACTTGCAATCTTTCTTAAGAAGTAAACATTAGCTCTTCTTTTCATAGACTCCCTTATCATGTGCAATTTCAAGACATAACAATTGTATGTCTTCTATCAAGTACTGTATCAGTTCAGGATTTCGATTTCTCTCTGGTACAACGTACTTCTCATGTTTAAGTTTTTGAGCTTTGAAATGAATGACATCGATCTTCTCGATCATGTCACTGATCTTATGATACATGATTACCTCTTTGCCGCCTTGAGTTGTTTTTGCCCACGCTCACGGACAGGCGTGGATACCTTGAGCCATGCAAGTGGTGTCTTGACGTTGTGGTTAATGGTCATCTTAAGACCTGCGTCGCGATACGACTTAAACAATGCATCGCCTTGAGCCCGGCCTATGAACCGTCGAACAAGTGCGACATGGAACTGACGGAACTTGACGCCGTGCAGATGTTGGCCTGGACCAACCATGTGAGCCAACTCGTGTAAGACAACAGTCTTGTGTAGACCATGCTTCTTACTTAACCCAACGCGTCCCTCATGGATATGAGCCAAGCCAGAATAAGTGTCGCCTTTTAAGAGATACAACTCAATGCCAGTATCAGGCTTACCATTAAGCTTTGTCCATGTCTTAGTCTTTAAGATACGATTTACGTACTGCTGAGCCTCAGCGATATCAGCAAGTGTATCGGTCTCTTTGCTCATTAGCCCAGCACCATAGCGCATCTTATTGATCCAAATGTTTTCGGCATCGTACGTGCGCTGACGGTAACTATCACGACCGTAGTCTTCCTCTTCACGGTCGATACGTGTATGCTTACGCCATGCGTACTCGTAGTACTTATTCGCCTGTTCGTGGGTCAAACCAGCAGACTTGGCTAAGGCATAGTAGTTAACGTATAGTCTCAAAACACACTCCAGATCAACAATATGAGCTTATTATACAGCAGCTGGATCTGGAAGTAAATATGTCAAAAGTATTAATACCTAAGTATTACTTTTTACCATATGAAATTATTTCGACATTCTCTTTAATTGGGAATTTAATATCTTTATGAAAATGGTGTAATACAAATTTAATGTTCTGGAATTCATTAAACATATTCTGCCAAATAGGACGCCAATTAGTATTTAATCTGACATTACTATTTGCATCTCTACTAGAGTTTTGATAAAAATCAGATGTACTTCTTAAATTCATATCAAAAATAGAATCAAATCCATATAGATTAATTTCATCTGCTTTTAATCTTTTAATTGCATAATAAGCTGCCATATGACCACAATTAAAATCGGTGTAATTTTTCACATAATCAGGTTTTTCTGTGAAGAACTCCTTGATCTGCGCAGCTCTCTTCATGTAGAAGTTAGGGTTTTGAGACATCCATATCTTAGGACGGTATCCTAGAATCCACTCACCAGGAACATCAATCTCACCTTTAGTCAAGGATCTCATCATCTTAAAGTCTACCATACAGGCTGCATACGCGCCTGGTACTGCAAATGGTGCAATGTTACATGTCAATTTTAAACCTTGGCGTGGCTCCTTGTTGTAGAAGTCACAACTATCACCATTACCAATAACGTGAACAACCTTAGCCATTCATCAAACTCCTGATCTTATCTTTACCTTTTTTTCCAGTCCAGTGAAATATCTTTGGATCTTTTGGAACTGTTTTATCAAGATGATCTATTCTTAATACGTTATACTTTCTTGGTAGATCGGTAATATGTATCATGCGCTTTAAACCATCTTTTACCATCATATGAAGTACTTCTTGATCTCCTTGAATTGGATTTACTGATACTTCAGCTGCCCATTCACTTAAGATCTTTGGTGTACTTTGAAATGCAACGACTCCGCTATTATGCCACTTTTCTCCACGTCTTTTAGACCAAGGCAGATCTTCTGCCATCAATAGCTTATTAGGTTCGAGATGTTCCCATATCCCATTTATATTTCCTACAATCTCACAATCAGTATCAATCCAACACACATTATCTGCTAACTGAGATGCATTTAACATTGCGGCAGGTTTCTTAAACCAACCTTTGTCTTGATTTCCTCTCAACGACTTACGCATCTCAGGATACAAACCTCCTCTCATGCCAAAGTCATAGATGACTAATTCAGTTTCAGGATTATGTTTCTTAAAGTTTTTTACAAACCAAGGTAACATCCACTCAGTATTATAGTCGCAACCAGTAATGAATAACTTAGATGATTTCATATATCGGTGTGTAGTTATGCTTTGCTACAATCCCTCTTTCATTTTGAATCGTAGTAAAACTATCTCTAGCTTCAACTGGCCAAGGATAGTACTCTTGAATCCAAGGGAAATATATCTTGTTTATAAAAATATCAGTTGGTCTTGCTTTACCGGTTTTTGAGGAACGAATGAGCTCATTGGCTGCTGCTGGCTTTAGTGTATATGCATGAGCGCCAGGCAAATATTTCTTAGAAAAAAGTAAGTTAGTTCCTATAGTATTACCTGTATTATACATGCCATAAGATGGCTTTCCAATATTCATTAACATATTGTACTGTGAGCTTGATGGTATGTCGTTGACAACTACCGCATCATGCTCAAAGATAATAATTGGTTCATTAAGCTTGACGCATTTTTCCCATAAAGATAGATGCGACAAAAAAGCAGATAGACAATTTTCAAATCTAGAGTAATCTTCTTTAAATCCACCTAATGGTACTTCTTTTATATTAGCTTCAGCAATAGCACCTTTTTCTGGCGTCATTGCAGAATGAACTTCAACATCAATTCCAAATTTCTTTGCAGAAGCAATACACCTTTCAGCTACTTTTACTGATTTACTATTTTCAATCATTGTAATAACAAAGGCTTTCATAATGTGGTAGTAGACCTTGTACCTTGAACTTTCGTATAATACTTAGAAGTGACACCTAGAATGTTAGGCAACAGTTGTTTACACATGATAGCATCGTTCGGCCATGCACCATGTTCCTTTACGACTTTGATGAGTTCTCGTGCACCTTCAGGTTTAATGACATAGGCAGAATTCCCTGCCAAACCCTGAGGTATATCGAAGTTATCAACGTTTGGTAACGGTAAAACTCTATCAACGTCAAGGTGTTCTCCTCTCATAGTTTGTACTTGACTATCAAACACATCCGCACGGCGAGTTGCGCCTAATGGATTATTGATGCCAATTATACCATACTTTGAGTCCAATGTAAACTGAGGAAAGAACGGACGAATAAAGATCGCATCATGCTCAAGAATTAACAGAGGCCTGTCATCAGCAATACACTCGGTCCATAACAGCCAGTGACTCAAGAAACAAGCCATACGCTTTCTCTTGTCTGCAGTTTGATAAGGACTGAGTTTCAACCCAGACTTGATATCAGTTCTAGGTTGATCCCAAGGGTAAGTCCACTCAAATGGAAGTTTGGTAAACATGTCGTCTACTTGATCTGGTTGAATGCCAGTTCTGATCTCAATAGGAAAAGGATTCGCAAACTTCATGTGAGAGTCCATGCAGTTCTGCGCTGCGGACTCTGCTAGTTTGTTTCCTTTAACTGTAATAATATATGCTTTCATCTCTTTACCTTACACTCTAACATTTCAGGTATATTAGTAACTTCTACTTCTAGTTCATGTTTTTGTAAGAATACTACGAGTTCGTCTCTTGTTCCAGATAGTGGATCAACTGAAGTAGATTGCGAGTTTGACCAATTTGGCCAAATTAAATACATTAAACCGTCTTTATTTAACTGTTGTTTCCAAACTTCTATCGTGGTATCAGGATCAAATGAGTGGTCAAACGCGTTACTATAGACTATATCAAAGTTTTCGATCCACTCTTGCTTCTGAACATTGAAGTCGTGCTCTATAGTGTTTGGAAACTGAGTTGCAGTATCACTGATTTCTGTACCAATTACATAAGCATCTGGATATTGTTTTAAAAACTCAAGCTGTTCTCCACCTCGTCTTGTTCCGTGGCATATAATATTATTAGCCGAGTTCTTACGTTTTTTAATCTCTTCCATGTGTGCTTTGCCCTTGAAAGACCATGAAAGCTTTCGGTAATTTG